ATGGCGGGTTATTTGTCCTGGTTATTCCCCCGTTGTAAAATCTCTCCTAAACTTAACGGTACGGCACCACACTTCGGGGATGAAATGTTCGCGCTGGTACTTTTTGTTTGCTACCTGGATGGCGGTTGTGAAGATATTGTTGTGGATGTCTACAACACGGAACAGCAGTGTCTTTATTCTATGAGCGATCAACGGATCCGCCAGGGCGGTTGTTTTCCGATTGAGGATTTTATAGATGGTTTCTGGCGACCTGCACAGGAGTACGGTGATTTTTAATTATTGCAATTGCACAAGAGTCAGTTCGCCCCCAAAGACAGCACCGGTATCAATATAATGCAGGTTGCCAATATCCACGCGATGTCGCAACGGTGTATGACCAAACCAGAAATGATCAGCACCTGTAATTCCCTGCCCTTTTTGGCGTTCACCTAATCGCGAGCGGCTCCACAAGACCTGATGCAAATCAACGTCCTTTTGCCATTCATAAACATCATCTGGATAATCGGCATGAGCAATAACATGCTTGCCGGTGCGACTGTGTACTTCAAGAATAAAGGGCAAATGCTGACATTTTTCCAGCGCCGTTTTCGCTTGTTTCTGTTGATTATCTGCCAGCGCAATAAACCAGTCGCCGCCATTCATCAACCACAAAGACATCTGCTGGGATGCCAGCGCATCCATCGCCATCTGTTCATGATTGCCTCTTACCGCACAAACCCAATGTTGTTCCAGTAACTGCAGACAACGTAAACTTTGCGGCCCACGATCGATAACGTCTCCCACTGAGATAAGTAAATCTCGCCACGGATCAAAACGACAATGCCATAATTTGCGGCGCAACTGCTCAAGACAACCGTGTATATCGCCAGAAAGCCAGATATGTCGCCATTGATGACCCGCAATTCTCTGATAAACGGGCGCAGGCTGTTTCATCAATATTTTCCTCCCGCGCTAAAGATCACATAATCTTAACAAGAATGTTAAAAAACGCTGGACTCAGACAGTAGAGTGTGTGTTATGGTTGACTATAAAGTCAGCGAAGGAAATGCTTCTGGCTTTTAACAGATAAAAAGAGACCGAACACGATTCCTGTTTTCGTCAACAAACAAGAAACCCTTTTTAAATTAATTTGTTAAGCAAAATTACGCTCATCTTTTAATCCCAAACACGTACCATTGCATATTAATGCATTCAATTAGTTACCATTTTTTTCGAGTTTTTTAGAGAAAATTTCGGGACTATTTCAGACCAATCCAGGCAGAAATAAGCAATCCCTATATTGAATGATTCCGCAACAATTATGTAAAATCACCTCCGGCTGATTTTCATTCAAACTCGCGCTATCGAACGTCCATCAGCCAGCCGTGGCACGTTCTTGCATACGACGTGCTACGGTTTCATTTATCTCCGACCGGAAACTTCTTATACAAAGTCGATACGCCAACATCATAAATGATCGCCACCTTCTGGCGAGGAACTCCTGATGCAATTAGTCGCCCGGCCTGCGCCCATTGTTCTGGTGTAAGTTTGGGGCGACGTCCACCAATTCGTCCCTGTGCGCGAGCAGCTTCCAGTCCAGCTTTTGTTCGTTCAACAATCAGTTCACGCTCCATTTCAGCCAGGGCACCCATCACATGAAAGAAAAAGCGTCCCATTGGTGTGCTGGTATCAATTGAATCCGTCAGACTACGAAAGTTGATGCCTCGTTCGCGCAACTCCTCCACCAGCACGACAAGATGCCGCATACTACGCCCCAGCCGATCCAGCTTCCAGACAACCAGAGTGTCACCTGCCGATAATGTCCTGAGCAGTTTTTTCAGTCCCGGCCTTTCGGACTTTGTGCCGCTTATCTTGTCTTCAAAAATCAGCTCGCATCCTGCACAGTTCAGCGCATTACGTTGTAGATCTGTGTTCTGGTCATTTGTTGATACGCGTACATAGCCAATAAGCATGGTAGATCCCCCTGACAAAAGCAGGAATGATGCCATTTGCTCGTTATTTCTGCATTTTCATAAACGTTGGTTTGGGAGAAGCGGCAAAACGAAATGTGGGCAACGGGGAAAACCAAATCCCTGATATGTCTTTCTGGACGGTTACTGGTGGCAATGGAAATTTTGTGATTCGTCAACCTGACGGGCTAATCATTCAGATGGTTACTGTAAGTATAAGCGGTCCAGTGGCGATGAATGGAATGACTGATAATGCTTATGCCATTACAGGTTCTAATAAGTCTTATATTGCCACAGCCACATTGCCCTTTGTATTTCCTAATAAGGTGCTGGGCGTTATCCCTCTGGTATCAACAACAGCTTATGGTGGTGTATCCAGTAATATTACAGGTTCATACGCGACGGCGGTTTGTTCTTTTGCCGCTGTCAGGGGGAATAATACGATTGTGTTCAAAGTCGACAAACCACTGAATGCAGCCTTTCCTTCAGATACCAGCGTCTCAGCGTTAATCATTGGACGGTAAGAATGAACTCAGTATTCTTTTCACCCGCAAGTAAAAGTTTTTATCTGCAAGAATTGTTTCCAGAATATGAGGATGCGGGAACGCTTCCTGATGATGTTATTGAAATTACCAGAGAAACATATGAGCAATTTCTTGGGCTGCATCCAGAAGGGAAAGAAATTGGCGCTGACAGTTCAGGACGGCCAATATGGATTAATTCCCCGCCGCCTTCAAAAGAGGATGAGATGCTGGCGGCTGAAATGAAAAAGATATCTTTGGTTTCAGAAGTCAATAACTACATCAATACCCATCAGTGGCCTGGCAAAGCTGCTATTGGTCGTCTGAAAGGTTACGAGCTGGAACAATATAATTTATGGCTGGATTATCTGGACGCACTGGAACTGGTTGATACCTCCAGTGCTCCAGATATTGAATGGCCTACGCCTCCGGTAGTTCAGGCCAGATGACATCCGGCGCGGTGCTGGTATCTGTTGCAGTCACCGCGTCAATGTAATCCAGCACAGCGTTAAGTCGGGTGTTTTCTGTCTGCGTCAGCTTCCGCCCGGCCTGCAATTTCAGTTGAATCAGACTAATGGAAGCCATTGCAGTATCAATCAGTGACTGACGCTGTGCTTCTGCCGCGCCTACTGCGGCGCTATGCTGTGCTTCAGTATCGGTCACCCATTTCTCACCATCCCATTCATCGTATGGCGTTAACGGGGCGATAGTGGTTGTATTTTCAGGATAATCACCCGGAACTGCGATTTCTTTGGTATCTCCCGTTTCGGTACTATAGACAACTTCACCGCGATGGTCTGGCACATATTCCCATGAGTTAAAATCTGCAGAACGGCAAATTGCATAACCAGCTTTATATGAGCCAGGAGCATCTAAACAGGAACATGCCGGGATACCGACACCCACAGCAAGATATTCAGTTGATGTGGAAATATATTCCCGTGTTTCACCATCATAATTATAAACGGTAATGTCTCCGGCCTTTGTGGCGATGAGTTCATTATTTAATACAGCTTTACTTATCATGCAGCCCTCACAATATAATTAAAGGCGATGTTACGGGAGCGGGTTTCAGATGCTGTGCGAACTGAGCGAGATGCGTCGAATGTCCAGTTATAAGCGCCATAACCATCAATAATTTCGGCTTCCTTTAGACCTGTAGATAATACTTGCCCATGTTGACTAAATGGCCCTGAACTAAGTACGTCTCTAAAAAGCTGGGTACGCCCAAAAGAACCAACAATATTCTGAATTGCATCATTCTGTGCAGATAATAAGTTACGACCAGAGTCAATCCCGCGCCCATCATCCCAGCCACGAATAAATTCACCGCGTAAATCTGGTAATTTTAATGTTGGGTAAGCCTTTGCCAGATTTGGGTACTTTTCAGAAGAAAATACTGCTCCGTTACATTTTAGCCACCCCGTTGGCGGAGTGGCTGAAGGCCACGGAACAGGCACACCAACCGGTAATGCAGAGCCTTCTCCCAAACCAAGGTTTTCGAGAGCCGTTTTCACCGTGCCATCCGATTTGATATCACCAAACGGATTCTTGCGGCTCAGGTATTCAACAGCAAACCCCGATCCCAGCAATTCAACAAAACCGGGCAGATCACCATTATCAAGCACATCCCGTTGCGTTTTATCACTTACAAACTGGGCCAGAGCTGCAGCAATAAAGCTGGCCTGCCGAATAACCTTATTGACTTGCGCACTGGAGGCTTTCCCTGCTGTAAATCCAGATAAAAGCGCGGGCAACGCTTCCCATTCCTCCTGCGATATAACATTGGCATTTCGATCCGTTGCAAACGCTTTAAAGTCATTTTTCGCCATCAGAGTAATACTCCCCATGCTCCTACATCAAAACCACTGATGAATTCGTTATCCATATCAAAACCAAAAAATTTTGAGCCTTCCGATGGGGTTTCCACCGAAGGTGTTTCAATGCCACCCGCCCATACCCCGGCGGCTTTTACTGTGAGATACCCCTGTTTAATTGCCGCAATTAACTCACGCGATACATCTGAAATATCAGTATCAGGAAAGACCCAGACCGATATCGTCATGTCCTGGTTATCGACTATCTGCATTCGCAGTCCGGATCCTGCTGTTGCCGCGTCAAGAATTGCCGGAAGCGAATCATTCCGTCCGTCCCAGTTATTAATCGCAATCTTCGCTTTAAGGATGACACGATAAGTTTCATCGCTGAGGTACATGTATCCGGAATCAGGATCGTATGGCCCCTGCCATACACCCTGATCATATCCAAGCCCGTCGGTATCCCAGCTGAAATAGACACCTGAAATAGGCTGGCTGACAACACGGCTACGTCCGATCCACAATCCCAGAATGTCAAGTTGCACACCAACCGCAGAGTCAATATCAAATGCAGTAATCAGCCCTCTGGTGGCAGCCGCAACATCAATAAGCGGCCGGGTCATCAGATCAACATGTGCAAGAAATTTAGGTTTGGTGGCGTGGTAGTTCGTGATTAGTTCGGTGTATTTGCTCATGACTCCACCGTTATAACGATATTTTCCGGGGTACAGGACGCAGATTCGTTATATCTGATATCAATGTTTGATGACGACAAAGCCCCCGGGGATTTCCCAATCGTCAGTTCCTGAATATCGTAATAGCGTGCATTCCCGCCACTCACCACGCCAAGATTCGCCGGTGAGTAAATGCGACTTAAAAGGACCGAATTACCAATCATCAGACTATTGATATAGTCGGAAATAGCCTGCTGGATCTGCTGCCCTATCTGTGAGGTATAACCCGTAAAAACTTTTAATTTAATCCGGGCATAAACAGGCACATCACTGGAACGCGAGAATTTGATTACATGGGGATTGCCGTATTTATCCGGAACCGTAACGGATGTTGTACCGTGAGTGGCTGTCCCCTGGCCTTTATTCCCTCTGATAGCCTGAGCAATATCCGTTACATCACCGCCATCCACAATTACAGCAACAGAGTGTGGCGGTAACCCGTTACCGTCCTCCGAACCAGTATCGTTTTCATAGAGTTTGTGGCGGGTTACACCGGTAACATTAGAAACAGCACCATCCAGTGCTTCAAATGGGGTTATTGATGGCAACGCAACACTTTGCGACTGGCGGATACGTAACTCCGCGTCAGTTTCTGCCGGAGTGCCCACGGTAGCCGCAGCAGGATTAGTTACCGAAACCCAGCCACGGGTTGGCGTATTTATTTCAGTGATAGTTCCAGCCAGCGCCGCCACTGCACCACTGACGGAACATGTTGCAGTCACCATCACTGTACCATCCACGCCGACCACCACTGAAGCAGGCAAACGCCATATCACATTATTACTGTCTTTCACGCTGCCATTAATGATGGTTGTTCCGGCAGTTCCTGTAAGAAGCAAATCAACCGTAGAATTCGTCGCGCCTTTACGTGAAATACCATTTATTTTCACGTTACTGGTCAGTGCAGCCCCATAGCCGGTTGCCGGTGAAAAACAGTTGTAGACAGTTATCGCCGTATTATTGGCATCATGAATCGCCAACGCCATCAGAGCCACCATCTGGCCGTCTTTGCTGTCCGGTTCGAGGTAGGCATCACTGCCATAAATCTGCTGAAAATAGCTAATCAGGGTGCTGAGTATCGTCTGATAATCAGGCGCACTGATCCCCTCCGCGGTTACCTTTGCAGATAAACCGAGAGAATCAAGGTTCAGAGCCATTACGCCTCCGATGTAACAGTCGTTATTCCATAAAGAGTGTCGATTTCAGCGGAAAACATGACACGTCGGGTCGTGGTATCCACTGTCGTATTGAAAGAGAGGATTGATTTAACGCCCCGCGTTTCGAGGATGCGCTTACGGATCGCCAGGTTGTAGGTTTCCGGCTTCTGCTTACCGAGCACGGACTGGATCCACGGAGTCCCTTCGGTGGTGTCGAGAAACCATTGCCCATACCACAATTCGAATCGCGTTTTTACCGCCTGCGCCACGGCCTCCGGTGAGTTAATCAGCCAGGTGTCATCACCGCTGCCAAAGGTGTAATCGCCATCGGCGTCTTCACGTCTGTATCGCATCAGTTTACCCCATCGGTATTGCTTCCACCGCGCTGAACACCGCCATGAGTGTGCGTATCATCGATTGGCTTGCCGTTAGCCTTCACGCTACCCAAAAACTCAACAGCACCAGTGATTTTTGAAGCCACACCAGAAACAACAGACCCCACCATGCCACCCATCCAGGTTAACAGGCCATGAATGGTTACTTTCTCAGAAAAATCAGCCAGAGGGGCAACCACATCAAGCCCCCCCGGAGCGACAATTTTAATTTTCCGGGTATCAGGATTAAGCTCAAAATAGGTGCTGCCGTCGTCACTACGCAACTGTGTAGCACTGGTATTAATACCGCTAATCTTCCTCGCCTGCGACTGGGGACCGACAATACAAAACCCATCCGATAAATCATGCATTCTGTCATCGACCGGCTCCTGTATCCCGCCGTTCTGCCACCAGAAATCAATACAACGATCAGCAAAAATCACCAGACATTCATCACCGGCTTTTACCGGAAAAGTCAACGTACAGCCTCCGCCGCGCGGAAATACCACTGGCACATCCACCAGCAGGGGTAATGTCGTCGACTGGTTGATTCCATTTGAGTCCGGCTCATAGCCTTTAATCGCAGGTTGAACAACCACTGTTACCGTGTCCGGATCAAATGACTGGACGATGCCGGGCATAGAAACACGCAGCGCCGACATGACAGAGCCAGCAAGTCTTACATCGGCCTGTTCTTTGCTACCAAGTTGAGCGCTTAAAGAAACGGGCATTCATATGTCTCCAGAAAGTAAAAAACCCGCCGGGTGGCGGGTTCATTATTGAAGTTTCATTACTGCTTGTTTGCTTCTAACGCTTCAGCTATTCGGCGAAGATACTCATTGTTTTTAAATGAAACCATGATGCACTCAAAGAATATTCGGCAAAATACAGCACATAACAAAAGCACTAAAGCGCCAGCAGCCTTCCCATTAACAAACGTTATAATGGCGGCAACAACCAGAAGTAACATTGTGATGCCATACAGAACGTTGATGATTTTTGGAGTTATTAATTTATCAAATCCGAACATGTGACAAATTCCTTATCGTGAAAGTAGAAGTATCACATTATAATTACGAGTGATTAATCAACAATCTTTTTGCATGGAAAGGAACCGATGATTTTCGGCGCATCCATGCTGTTCTGCAGAAGCTGGACGCCAATGTAATTCACTTCACCTTCCGGCAATCATACGTCCATAACTCCCGAGGCTCGTCCATATTTTTGCGGATAACTTCAACGTTGAGGATCGGCTTGCCATTTCTGGCCACAAAATCCATCCCTAACCAACGCCCATTACCCGGAATCATCCATTGGATGTTCACATTATCATAATCACCTTCCTGTTTGAGAAAGATGATTTTCTGTGTCTCCGGTTTCTGTCCATTAATCCTTGCAAGTCCGTCTTGCGCTTTCCAGTTGATCGTAAATGGTCCGCAACCGGTATCAGCAAAGGAAATGAAGGAGATACAGACAAGTAAAACTGTCAACAATGGTCTTTTCATGTGTATTTCGCCGCATCAATCCCTTTCGAGTTAAGCAATTCTTTGCCACCTTTAGCCAGGCAAAGCAGGTCCATATACCACGCCTGCCCTCGGGTGTCGCCAGTATAATCAATGCTGCCCACAATGTAATCACCGTCAGTATTAATGCTGGCAGGCTGTGACATGCCTGGCAGACCGTTAACGTAGAGATTACCGTCGCTTTCAGACTCATCCAGTCGTGCTGGCGATTTCGCTACCTGGTCATTACTCAAAGAGGCACGGTATACAGATGCCTGATCCAGACGAATAAGCCCACCGAGCTTAATATTTGGATTAATCAGACATCTGACATTTACGCCAGCTCCCATCGTCTGCTGTGGCATACCGATAAGCCCGGTGTTAGCATTCAACACCGTAGCAACACCAATATATTTATCTTCAGGAACAATATTTACCAGATTATTTTCATACCACCAGTTAGCCTTACACTGCCCTGCGATATGATTCATCAACCTTGATGTGTTTTGATAAACAACGCGACCCCGGGGAAATACCGTTTCAGGCATGTCAGGAACTGCGCCGGATTCGATGCCATATGGTTCGAATGATTTCATACCCAGACTGAAAAGATCTCTGTACTTCCAGCCAGCTGCCACTGTGGTTTTCACACTTGCGTTCAGGTGGCCTTCCCAGCTGTCAATACACTGCAACATGATCCAACTGTCCGTGGCATTATCTTTACCAGTGACAGTAAAACGGATATCTCCATTGAATATCATACCAACGTTTTCATCAGGATAATTACCTGCTGCATCCGGTTGCCCCTTGTATCCGGCAATAACCTGTATACGCGAAAACTCCTTCTGCATAATCCGGTTCTGAGTGGTAGGGGACAGGTTATAAACCTTAAAATTCCCAACGAATCCATTGAATATGGTCGCAGGCATTTTCTGAATATTGAAAGTGACTTTAAGCTCAGAAATTTTTATCCCGTCGCCCTTATCATCAACAAGCAATAATTCAAAGTGACGCATCCAGTTTTTCGACATTGTTACTCCGTGAAAACATAGAGGTGTGAGAGCGTTCCAAGATCGAATTGCGTCGGATTCTCCTGCCCTGCCACGTCGCAGAGCACCACCAGAGAAAAACCCAGATCCATATATCGATACTGTGCCAGCAGGTCAGCCCCCGTAATCATCGGTATACCTGATATAATGGCGGAGCCATTGCTGTCAGCAAGATCCAGAACCCAGTACTCGCCTCGCCAGATGACAGACAGGTGATAAACCGAACCGTTAATTGTGGTGGCAAAAGTCTGATTGTCAGCAACCAGTGGGATTTCTACGGCTTTCATGAATCACCTTCCCAGAAATAAATTGCTCAAATACCCATCAACAGTGGAGATACCTTCTTGCGCCATCTGTGGCAGCGATTTCAGAATGGAATTATTCGGCGGCACCGTTGTTTTGGTGCCTGTATTCTGCACAGCAGACGTTCCGACTCCCTCGGTCATATTGTTTTTCGGGGCAACCCTGACTGACTGCGTGGAGGTAATAATTACTTCCCTGAGGGTAAGTGTCGCCAGAAGCACATTTTCACTACTCTTATCGGTCGTGACCTCCAGCGTTTTTATCAACATATTGTTGTAAATACGCTTGCCGGTTGTCACATCGAAAGGAATACGATTCCGCTGCAGGTTAAGCAGTTCCTGATACAGTTCTTTCGGGCTCAGCCCCAGTAAACTGGTAGCCGTCAGGTTACTGGCAAAATCAAGCAGCGATCCGCCTCCGGAAAAACCGGTTTCCATCACAACCTCAGAAGGGCGCCTGAATGCGTGTTCTGATATGTAACCAGCACCCTCACCACTGGCACCAGCATTCGTGGGCTGTTCAACCGGATGTTCCGTAATTTCCAGGGCGTCTGTGTGCTTTTCGGTAATAACCACATCAGGAATAATGATTCCTATTGAGCGGGTTCGCTGCTGCAGTAAAACAGATAAAAAGTCCATTACGCAGGTCCTTTCAATTGCTGTACCGCCCTGGCATTTACAGCCCCCTGCTTGTCAGCGATCAGATTAGCCGCCTCCTGAGGGTTGTTAACTCCATGAACATTTATAACAGTCTGCTGGTTAAGGCTGCCAGCGGCGGCCTGATACGCCAGCGGGCTGTTCCAGTTTGAATAACCTTCTTTGCGCGCCATCGACTGCATCAATGCACCCATAGTCCGGGGATCTGTAAGATTCAATATTGCATTCGGTGATACTCCCATCCATTTCGCAACATCCTGTGCATACTTTTTCGGATCGTTGTTATCACCTGCCGGGGCCCAGGTACTGACAATATCCTGAATAGTCTGTAATGCCCGTCCGGTTGTTTTCCCGGTAAAGTAACGCATGAGCTGGTTTTTCATCGCCTCCCAGCCCTCAAGCGCTGATTCGAAAAACCGGAACCCTTTACCGCTCACCGGGCGAATGTTCCCGGGGTTATTGTTACGATCAGCAAGAGTGCCGCCGCCGGGGATGTCGGGCTGGACGTTGGAGCCATGCACTACACCGTTACTCTGTCCCTGCCGGATAACTTTACCGGGTCCCCCGTGCAACCAGTCCATCCACGCAGGCCATTCACGGACCTCACTGACATCCCTGCGTCCGATATCTGTTTTTATACCAATAGCAGCCAGCGTGTCGCCGATAATTCGCTTCGTATACCTCAGTGAAGATTTTGCGCTATCGGCAATATTTTCTCTGTCACTAACAATATAACCCGCGTAAAGCGCCCACAATTTAAGCCAGGGTGGGATCGGCAAACCTGATATTTTTCCGAAAGCCCCCAGAACCTTGGATATCCAGACACCCGCGATGAATGTACCGAGGATTTCCAATGATTTTTGCCATCCCCCCACGCTGTCTTTCAGCTCGAGTAATTTGTCGCGGAACCAGGTGATCGCATCCTTCGCTTTATCTATTGCCGGTTGCCATTTTTCCCAGTCGATAAGGCTGTTACCGCCTTCTTTCCATGTTTTGTAGTCTTCCCACAAGAGACCGAGAGCCACGATCAGACCAGTAATCAGCCCTATAGGTGACATCCAGAAAGTAGAGTTAAGTATCCGCATGGCGACAACCAGGCCGCCGATAACCTCTATCAGGGTTTTCGTTTCGGCATCCAGTTTCCCCCACCACTCGATGATATCTCCGACACCATCGACTATCCGAAATGCTACCCGCCCGACTATCTCACCCAGCCAGAGGATCCCTTTTATGACCTTTGTGATGGTGACTTCAATTTTGGGAAAATTTTCAATTATCTTTTTGCGCAGGTTATCAATCTGCCCCGCCAGTCCGTCCGCAAGATTCGATCCGATTTTGTCCCGCGCCATCCCGGCCATTTCACCGAGCGATTTCAGCGAGGTCATAAACCGGTTTGACGATAAGGCAGCCTGATCGGCATTAAATCCGATCGCTTTCACCATTTCTGAATACTGAGCGCTGAACTGCCCCACTCCGCGACGCATAGCCATCAGGGTATTTTCGTCAATGCCCAGCATCTGCGCATACTGGTTAGCCCGGTAATACGGCATGCTGCTGAGTTTCTGTCCAACGCCCGTAAAGATAGCAGCCATGTCACGCATGTTACCGCTGGCATCACGGGTCTGTACGCCCAGGCGATTCAGAAAGCCTTCTGCTCCGGGATTGTTACGAATAAACCGGGAGAGGCTTTCCAGAGAAGATCGCGCAGCGTCCACACTGCCGCCAACCTGCGAAACCGCATAGCCAATAGACTGAATTCCCTGGACCGTCGCGCCGGTGCGCTGTGACGCCCAGTAAAGATTATCCAGACCGGAGGCGATCTTAGCCGTGAAGGCCACCACGGACAGCGCAGCCCCTTCAACAGCCAGCCCCATTTTGATGACATTTGCAGTTGTACCGGCGAGGACAGAACCGAACTTTTTCGCTCCTGCATCATCCACACTGAAGCCAAGCGAGACGAGGAAATCTTTAATAGTTTCAGCGTTCATTATCCTCTCTCCATTTCTCAATGCGCCGCTGGTTATCCGCTTTTACCGCCAGATGGTCATTCAAGAGAGCAATGTCGTACAAATCGACAGAGCCATCTTTAAGTGCTGTATAAGGAATTAACCCGGCGTCAACCGGATTGAGAAGGTAGGACAGCCCGTCCGGCAGGCTGTTAAACGTCAGCCCTGTTGCAGGCTCTGCGTCGTGCTGGTAAGGGGTGTAGGCAAAAAATTTCCCAGCGAATCGGCGACCACCCGCGCCACCAGCTGCAGCATGACCAGCAGGTCAATATCATCAAACATCAGTTCGCCCCGGGTAAATACCGGCACCCATCCGTCCATATGACGCCGCGATACCACCGCAAGACAGGGATGAATAATCGCATCGGTGTCATCTTCGGTCAGGGAAGACAGTTCCTCAGCGATACGCGGGAGCATGGTTTCAAACACCGGTTTTAACTGCTCGAATTTCACGGTGTCGATTTTGCCATCAGCAGGCAAACGGGAGCGAATGCTCCCGAAATCTGACATCATCCCCGCCAGTACCGGAAGAAGTTTGCGGGTCACTTTCAGCTGGTCAAAAACGCTGAGTTTTGCCGCGCGATATTTCACGCCTTTGATTTCGAATTCCATGTATTAAAACTCCCCGAGAACCTGGTCAATCTTGCCGCAGTCAAACACCCACGGCATCGTATTACCGGTTTTAGCGTTGGCATTATCCGGTTGTTTCTGGAACGCAACACTACGTGCCGTGATGATGTCGCCGCTGACCTTGTTGCGGATCACAATAACGTTATTCCCCCATGTGGCAGAAGACTGGCTCTGTGCGTTATACGCCAGCGACAATTTTTTATTTGTCGGTGATGTCTTCAGAAGGTTAACGGTAATCGTCCCGCTTTTATCTGCATGGAGACTGTGCATCACTTCGCCATCAGCACCGATGGTCATGGTGTTTTTAGGACCGCCCATCGCAACCACAATCCCCTCTTCAGAACTTGCAGAACCGTACCCGAGGTCAATCGAACCGGTCGGCCCGGTCAGCGTCGCAGTGACATCCATAAAAGAATAGGTAGACATTCACTTCCCCTTAGCGAACAACGTTAATCTGTACGTCAGCGTAATGAACCGCGCCTGCAAGTTTTATTGCAGCCTGAATCACCGGAGCCTTACGGGCTTCACGTTCTGATTGAGCCTGTTCATCCAGCGGCTGAGCGTATACGTAATAACCTTTGGGCAGTGTGTCACCTGATGACAACTGACCAAGGTCGCCCCCGTTCCATACGCCCGGAGCAATCAGTCCATTCTGAACGGCTTGATCCAGTGATTTTTCAACATTTGATAACAGTCGGGTAATACCGGCTTCAGTCTGGGGAACTTTCGTGGTGCTGGTATAAAGCAGGTTATAGAGGTTGGTCTGCACATAATTCTGTAACCAGTCCAGGCCGTGGCGTTCATCAAAGAAATCGCCGTTAGCCATCACTCCCTGCTGGAGGATAGCTGTATCATTCTGGTAGTACACGAACACATTGCAGTTTTTTGCATCAAGTGCCGATGCCTGGCTGACTGTCAGTGTTTCATACCCGACACCCGGCTCCTGCTTAAACTTGAGCGTAATCGCGGTATTACTGCCATTGAAATTAACCGTGAATGCCCGGCCAAATGCAGATAACGCAGCGTATTTATTACCCGATGAATACTGAATAAAACTGCGTGAATATCCGGCGGCTTTCAGTTTTGATGCCAAATCATCGCTGGATGCAGTCTGCAGGCATTTCTCATCGCTTGTCGTAATCGCCAGAATACGGCTTACAGAAGAGGATTCGATCGCCGCAGCCACTTTCAGCCAGTCTGCATCCGGAATATCTTCATCGTCTGCAATCCCCAGCCCATACCATGAAGTATAATCAAGCATGGCATTCACAGCCTGCTCCAGCGTCTCAGTCGTGGCCTGTTCGCTGTCTCCCTTCGTTTTCACCCAACGACCAACAAAAACCTCCTGAGGTTTCGGTGATTGAGAGAAAAACACCTGCGCAGCCTTATATTCTGGTGATTCCACGCCAAAATCTTTTCCAATATCTTCCGCGGCAGAATAACGGCGAATGCGCTCACTTACCGGAATGATTGTGGACGGGCCGAGAATGAGTAATGCACCAAAATTTCGCCCTGATGCTGCACGCGGCGACATGATCACATCAACATTAACAACGTTTGATACAGGCAAGCCCTGTGCCATAGCTTAATCTCCGAAAAAGATGACTGGCGCTTCCACCAGCGATTTAATACCGTACTCACGCACAACCTTCCGGCGCAGGCGCACCGTCATATCGTAGCGGCGGACCCATTGCTGATTAATAAGTTCAGGGAAGGGAGTCAGACCTGTGTAATCGCCAAGAGACAGCCCCAGCGCATTCAGTGCTGCATTGTTCTGCGGCACAGATATACCGTCACGAAACCGGGACGCATACACCATCCCCGCCGGTCCATAAAACGAAGCCATACACTCAATCGTTTCATGCCGCCAGAGCTGAGAGCCATCATCGGTCTGTCTGGTGAATGCCGGACTGTCATCACCTGACCATCCGATAACCCCAAACGCACACCAGTTCGTTTCAACCGGTAGCAGTGGCGGCTGCTCTTTCTGCCAGCGCGGGCGAACCATCCCGGCAGACAGACCGGAAACGTTACGCATCCACTGGCTTAACAGCCTGTCGAGCGCTTCGTCATAATCCGGATCGCCACTGGTTGGTATTAACCATCCGCGCTCTGTACTGGTGTTATTGCTCAACCGGAGTTCCCCCATCAAACGGCATCAACTCACAATGCGCCTGAACGAATCCGGCCCCATAAGCTGTATACGGGTCGACGAAGGTCACACGATAATCACGGCCCTGATACGTCACGATATCGGCATCACGGCCAGTCTGTCCCTGTGTCAGTCGCTCAGTCGTCACAATCAGAATTGCACCACTGATTACCTGCCCGGCCTGCATACGACGGTTTTCCAGAGAGCGATCAACAGTAACGACTCCGGCAAACTGCTTTTTAACTTCGCTGTCGCTGCCGATCCCGTCCTCATCCACCGTTTGCACACGGCGTGTTACCCACAAATTGAAGTCGCAAAAATCGGGGTCAAAAAGCACATCTGTTACATCAAGAGTCGGCATTTTTATCCCTCACAACATGGGTAATAGCTCTGCGATATTGCCCGGTGTCAATTAATGGTTTCGCCAGTTCGGTTCCCGGAGATTCGCCAGCAGCACGCCGGGCAAGTTCCATTGTTGCCCCCTTGCGCCCCCGACGAGCCCGGGCTTCAACAGTACTGTCAGCAAGCGGCGTAAAGCCGGTAATGGTCATGTAACGCCTGACGCCATTAGCGGCCAGCGTTCCGGCACGGTTGAGTGCGCGTTCTGCTCCCGCAGCATTACCATCAAGTGCAGCCTGCGCCGCGGCTTTGAGCTGCGGCACCGTCTGCTCTTCTGCCGATTTAACGCCGGGGACCAGGTGAGGTCGTGGCGGGATGTTCTGCTCTGGTGAGCCGTATTCGTTGAGGTAACCGATGCCCGCATTACCAAACGGAACATCATCCCGCTCGCTGTCTTCCGAAGGGATGCCGACCAGCACATCTTTTTTGGTTAACGACCTGAGCGCATCCAGAATGGCCTTAGCGTTATCCACCCTCGTTGTTACACCGCTTTTGAAACTCATAGCTGGCGACCACCTGCACCGAACATCGTGATCAACTGATAAAATTCAGCGCCATATCGGGTGTTATTCCAGAAACCTGCATCAGGATTCAGCGTCGCGCTGGTGTCATAGCTGACGCTTACCTTATCCACGGACTTTGAGGACTGAACACCATTGGTTGAACCGCCCGGACCACCAGCCAGCATCGCTCTGCTGTCAGCCGCCCAGAGCGTCATGTAGTGAGCAACGAACAACCCGGCAAAGTACGGAAACAACTTTTTGCCGGTGACATTTTCGCTCAGCAGTTCATCGGCCAGATTCAGACGGAACCCGATTTGGGCGTCGGGATATTTTGCCGGGTCAGCAAATTGCGGGAAGTCGCGGCGAAAATCACTTACCGCTGGCAGACTTTGATTCTTTGACATCTTTAGCCCCATTACCGCCAGTCCGGGCGGCAGTAATCTGCGCCTGCAGGCTGTCGTTCTGCTCCTGCAGTTTGAGCAATGCATCTTTCAGATCGGCAATCAGCTTATCTTTGTCGGCAATCTGCGCTTGCAGGCCGTCGATAATGGGTTGCAGATCATCGGTGTCGCTAATCACGCTTTCGGAAAGCTCAGAGTGCGCCTGGGTGAACCAGTGCGACGCGACCTCTTCCGGTACGTTATGCCGTCCCCGGCCAAACTCCTGTTTTGACTGATCGCCGAGCGTCAGCGTAAACGGGGTGTGAACATGGATGGTAACCAGCTTTTCTTTCGCCATTTCAGTTTCCTTCAGGCCCCTTTCGGGGCCATTCTGGTTATCAGATACCGTCCACATAGGACAGAGTTTCTTTATACACTGGCTCGACTGCACCCAGCTTGCCGTAGTAAGTGACGATCTGATACAGGCCGCGATACTGCACCGGCACGCTCTGAAGCGGAACCAGCGGGTAGCGGACGTATTTTTTATCGTTGGTGTACGCAACCATGCGATCCTTATTCCCCACACCACGGCCTTTCAGCCATTTAACCGCGCGGATATTCAGCGGAACACCGTTCTGGTGATAGCTGATGGTGTTGGTCTGAAGATACGTCAACAGGGACTGGTTACCCGCAGATGAAACGATGATGCTGGACAACAGAGCAAACTGCTCAGGCGGGATCAGCAAATCACGCGGAACCACAGAGTAACCGGAAGCGGCCCACGCATCAGACAGCACCTGGTTAATGCTTGCGCGGATTTCGTCCGGTGTTGAGGTTGCCCACGTTTTAGCAGCGTTGTTGACAGGCACGCCGTCCAGGGTAACAAGGCCTTTCAGGTTTAATGCGGAATCGCCAACATATACCTGTTCATCGTTATCCATCTGCCATTTCAGTTGCATACCGTCATACTTCTGCGTATCAATCGGGCGGCCGACCTGCTGAGCAGCCTGCAATTCTATGACCGTCCAGCCAAGTTCCATCCCCCACAGGTTCAGCGGGTTACCGGATTTGCCGATATCCACGTTCACGCCAGCAATAGCGGTTGAGTCTTTGCCTACCCAGTTTTTGCCATTCGGATTTGCACCAGTACCCGCAGCGGCGAAGCTGGTATTCGTCCAGCTGGAAATGTCATCTGCGATAGAGACATCTTCACGCAACTGAATATCGCGGGTCCAGGTGTACCCCACCAGTGGCAGGTTCAGCGTCTGGTCGAGTCGCTCCAGCTCCCCGATGAGAAAGGCACCAGAGCTGTCAACGGTTGCCTGATCAAAAGTAATCATTCGTCTGTTCCTTAAATCTTCCAGGAAATTTCTGCATTGCCGTCAGCATCACCGGCACCTGTGAATTCAGCGTTGGTCAGCACCACGTTTTTGCCACTGACTGACGTGGACATGAATCCACCCAGCGGCACTTTGATGGATTCATCAGTGGAGACGACAACGTATACCGGGTCGCCTTTTTTGATGGTGCTGGCATCAAAATCAGAACCGAGATTAACGGTCACGTAGCCACGCTTCATGGCGTCGCCCGGGAAGTTCTTGCCAGTCCCCACCTGGCGAACCATGTCCGGCTGCGAAGTGGTCGGATAAGGGCGCACGTAGATCCCCTTCACCTTGTCTGCGGTATCACCATCTGCCAGCGGCACGAAAAAACCGTCATCATCGTATTTACCAGCCAGGCCATAGGCAGCGAAGGCGTTATCGGATTTAAGGACCACCGGTTCGACGGTTAAGTCCTGCGGGCGAGAGACAGCCCCGGCAATGCCAACAGGCATCCGGTACAGAAATACATTATTCATTTTTTACCCTTTACGGTTTGCCCAGAATTCAGCGTTTTGTTTGTTCAGGGAAGCGATACTGGTCATGCCCATGTTTAGGCGCTGTGCATCGCCGGTGGTGGCGCGGGTGTTTCGCCCTTTGGCAATCTCAGACACGGCATTAAACGCCATGTCGACCGATTGTTTCGGCAATTTGCGGATATCCGCATCACCGACTATCTGGCGAACCAGCGTTTTGTCAGCAGAAGCCAGAACCTCGCGTTTGAACGCGGTCGGTTTCATCTTACGGCTCAGATCGATACCCGGAACGATAACTTCGGCACGCCAGGCTGAGTCACCAGTAATCGTGGTTTCCTCTTCATCGTCCTCGCCGTCACCGGTTGGATTATCGTCAGGCTTATTATCGTTATCGCCCGTCGCATTTCCTTCCAGCTTAGCCAGCAGGGATTTCAGTAATGTTTTGAGGTCATCATCACTGTCGCCGGTTGGACCTCCGCCCATCTCTGGTGCTTTGTCCGGTAGTGGTTGCTGCGGGGACAGGTTGATGTTGAGATTAACGCCCTGCGGCAAATCCCCCTCATCTCCTGTAACCGATGCGGGAGCCGACTCCACCAGTTCGTTCATGGTGTCGGCATCTCCTGTCTTGATGGCTGCACGCATGCGGTTCCACCAGTTTTTCTTTTGATTTGCCATTGTGTCTCTGTCTCCAATTGCACAACGATTTCCGGCTCTGCCTTTGGGGACAAGAGCCACATGGTTTCCGGTAATATCGACCTGCTCGGCTTTACCTGGCTCGGTCTGCTCATACTCCGCGTCATAGCCGCACGACACTTCGCGCAGGCCATCTTCGATAAGCTGAATGGCGCTTTCGTCTTTGACGATAAGGTCAGCCAGCATCAAATCAGACTGCTCACCCGTCCCGCGCCGGACATTCTGGAGGTGCCCGACAGCAAGCTCTTTCCAGTTCTCGGGATTTACCAGCCGCACATTCCCGTTTTCATCTTCAGGATGCAGAATCGTGATGCTCATCCCTTCGAATGAGGCAAGCGTGGTCGGATGGAATACCTGCTCAGGAGAACGCGTGACGACTATTTCACCGAACTTATCGGGTTTCAGTTTTGGCAGGTCATCAGCACCATAGAGCTGCTTACCTGTTCGTCCTATCGGCACGTCTCTGCACAGCAACGAGCCGTCAGCCAGCTGATAGCGGGTTTCCCCCAGCCGGGTATTGAAAAAATATTTCATGTGTTACCTGCGATTCAGGCGGGATAAGATTGGGAGGTGGGAAAAACGATTTCTTTATAACAGCGACAATTCGGGAGCTCGCCAGCGTGACCTGTCATGCCGTCAAGCGTTGGAGGTTTGCCCCATTCGACAAATTTACCTTCCATTTCCCGATGAGAATGCCTGACGTCACCATCTTCGGCTGTACGCCAGATATAACCATTCGAACCAATTGACAGCGCACGCGCCTGATCCAGCGCGCCGGTTGCACGTCCAAGTTCAGTACGGGCAATCAGGTCAGCTCTGGACTTTGCTATATCACCCGATGCTGCTATTTCTTTAGCAAAATGTTCCGCTCTCCCACCGGTCACAACAGCTTCAATCGCCCGATTCTGGATGTCGTACACCCTGTCAGCCGCCTCGAGGGGGAGCGATTTGATGTACTTAACCTGTTCGGCAACGATGGATTTCATCACCTGCCCTGGCGGGGCACTGTTTACCAGATTGCGGAGCTCACGGCTGATGGTTTTGCTGTGTTTACGCCACTGCTCATCATTCTTGCGCACAATGTCGGCGGTAAAGTTTTCCGCGACCTTTGTCGCCCAGGGGGTGATGATTTCACTGTAGCGTTCCAGCGCCTCAATAATTTCCGTGATACTGTCATTTGAACCATCGTAGTGACCATTTACGATGTCCCCGACCGCCCGCGCTATCCTGCGTAGGCTGGTTCGATACCGGATTTCCGCCTGACGGTTCCTGCGGTTCGTCATCAGGTTCGCCGATGCCGGGCGGCGCTTCATCTTCGGCATTCTCGATGTCCTCGTCGGTAATGGATGCCCCGATGCCGGTTACGTCAGAATTTTCGCGCAAATCAGTCATAGCGGCTTTCAGTGTCATCAGACCATCACCCAGCGCTGTACTGATTGCGTTGGTGGTATTTAACGCCACCGTTGAACGATCGACATCAGACATTTGCCAGAGCGGGTTAAACTCAAACGTGAAATCATCCGGGAGCGGCTTGCCAAGTTCCGAACGATGCATGATGTCCAGTATCCGCCGCACCGGAAGACGTAAACGCCTCTCCTGCAATGAGCTTACCCGGTCGTAATAGTTGGCAAGATCTGCATCACCGGTAGAAAATCCTTTCGGGGACTGTCCGAACAACCGCACCAGTGGGATACCAACAGCGCCGCTAATCTGTTCTGCAAACTGCGAAAGGATGTCATCCAGACCACTGAAGTTGTACTGATGGGTTTCGAAGGTATCTTTGGCATCCATTAGCGTCATGCCTTCATTGCTCTGAAACTGTCGAATCAGATCAATGTTTTTCAGCAGCGCCTCGAATGCCTGGCCGCCCAGCGCAATAAGCTCACGAAGTTTTTCCACCTTGTAGGTCCGCAGATGCGCTTTGTAGACCAGCTGCGCCGCGCCGACAGTAGCGCTGTCGAACGCGGTAAGACGATCCAAGATACGCTCTACAACCGACATTCCCCATTCGTTCTCAGTCATCTTCTGCTGAAATGGCAGCGTGACGCCATCAAAGCGAATCAGGCGACTGTGATGAATGCGCCAGGCAGGAATTCCCGTTGCTGTGGTCACCACATCGTAAAACTCAGGTTTACCCAGGTCCGGCCCCATATCTTTAATGCGGCGGGTCAGTACCGGGTCGATCATCCAGCGGTCGAGCGGGAGAATCCCCTTAAACTTGCCCTTACCGATGGTTTCGGGTCGCAGCGGGGTCATTGGTGCCTGCCCCTCAATCATGATGAAACCCACCGCGCCGCCGTAGAGGCGCGACCATTTCAGCACGTCGTTCAGCGCATCCCAGATTTGCAACTCATCCAGTTGTGATTCGAGAATGCCACGATCTTTTGCATCAATTTCCGAAGTGATGCGAATGCCTTTGCGGGTCATATCATCCGGGATAGCATCGACCGCTTCGCCGATAATCCAGGACGAACGATAGGACCATTCCACCAGCATGCGGTTACGACTGGTGAAATTAGCCCGGTAGGTGGATGCTGAGTGCTGGTTAGGTGTCTGCATCCCTACGCGGGCAATAAAATTCTCATAACCATCAGCTGTGGCCTGCGCAGTTCTTCGCAGGGCTTGCTTGTTTCGTGCCATCAGGCCTGTCTCCCCAGCTGTTCCCAGATATCCAGCGATGTATCAATTGGCGCGAAGGCCATAATGAATGCGTCAGCAACGTTTGGTGACGGTATCTCGCGTTTTGCGAGGTCTTTTTTACTTTCGACCATCACACGTCCGTTACGGTCGAAATCACGATGAGGTGTTGTCAGTTCCAGTTTCAGCTTTTCAAGCAACGGACAACGAGAATCTATGCTGATCAGCTCATCCACAGGATACTGTTCTCCGTTGTTAATGGCGTTAAACGTATTTCTGAAACGGTCAGCCACCAGCCACCATGCCTGAGCCTTAAGATTTGCGAAAAAGTCTTTGTTGGGGATGCCGTTGTATTCGTCATCTGGTTCATGCACACCAGCGCCGGCGTTAAACCTCTGGTAATTCACACGTCGCGCGTATGCATTCTCGCTCTTCCGGTCAGCGTTAATTTCAGAGAATTTAGCACCGGCAGACGCACCAACACCGATAGAGTCGTAAACAATATCTGCTTCACGCTCCAGCGCCGACTGATAAGTACGCTGGCAGCTCTTCAGTAATTCATCTTCTTTGGCCTTCCATTCGTCGGCCCAGAAAACAACGGAACCGTGACGGTAAACGTTAGCGCACTTATCTGTACCACTGTCAGCCACGTCAAAGCCAATACGCTTTCTTCCACTGGGTTCGAAATTTAACGTTTTGTGCGCATCCACTGCGGCTTCTATCCAGGACAGTTTGATGATTGCCGCATCATCATCAGACTCCGGAACGCCCTCATACACATGTTTAAAACCATCCGGATCACGGCGTCGCGCCGCGTCGATAACCTTAAGCATGGTGTCAGACAGAAACGGATTTTCGTCATAGTTAATTTTGCGGATGAGAGTGCCTTCAGGCGGATCAACAACGAAGTTACGCCAGACGAAATCAGTAACAAGTCCGGGGTTGAATATGAACCAGCATTCCGAACCCTCTTTACGGATCGTTGGCTCCAGAATTTTCCACTGGTATTCAGTCAGTGCGTGGGCTTCTTCCAGCCACAACACGTCGATCCCCTCCAGTGACTTAATTTCTTCGATGTTGCGCCATAATCCATAAAAAACAAATTCCGAGCCAGTAACCCGGTTAATGATTTTGTTGTTCAGAATCCGGAAACGGTGCCGCAGGCCAAACCTGTCTATCTGAATTTTGAGCAGGGTATACACCGACTCTTCGATTTTATTCTGGATCTGACGGGCACAACAAAAACGCAGGGTGTATTTATTCGACAGAAATATGGCAATGCCAGCGGCATCCCATGATTTTGACGATGACCGGCCACCATAAAGCACTTTGTTACGTGCCCGCGTAGTCCAGAAACTACGTAAAGCCGGATTAAGCGTCGGTTTGGATGTCAGAATAGAAGTCATTGAGGTCACGCTCTCCATTGCCATCATCAATACCTGCATCACGGCGAAGACGATCAGCCTCCAGAGACACCTTATCAGTGGCGGCCTTGCGGTAGGCTGTATCAGCAAATATTTTTCCTACCGTCGCAAGCGTGCCAACGATGGACTCAATACGAACTGTATTGCGCATCATTGCTTTCTCGGCGGCGCTGATATTTTCCATCAGCATCTTCCTTTCCTGGTCCCCATTAGCATCTTCCAGCGACACCAGCCACCGACCGATATTCTCTGCAGCGACAAGGTTGTTAGCACGAAGGCGAAATAATTCGTCCTCGAGCGTCAACGCTTTAGCGTCCTCTATCACCTCATCTTTGAGCAGAAGGCGACGGGCATAACCACCGTGTTTTAATGCCTGTTGGTTACCGGGTTGGAATGGGTTAGTCGGGGGATCGGTACGCATTCCGCGTATCGGTTTCGTATCCAGTGTAGGTTCTGTTTTTAGTTGCGTACCTTTTTGTGTAAGGCCAGTAATGGCAGGCTTTCTGCTGGTACGCACTTTTCTTTTTTGCGTACCATTTTTGCAAACCTGCGTACCGCCACTGCGTACCCAACCAAGCTTTTTGGCCCTCTTCCTGATAGCCCCTTCTGTAACGCCGTATTTCTCGCCTATATCACGGAGGCTAAGGACTCCGGCCCGGTATGCCGATTCGATGGCCTCCCAGTCCGGTTTTGCCATGAATTTTTCCTCTTAGTGACATTATCGAAGCCCCTTATCAAAGGAGCTTCTGTAATGTCAGTCCCGAACAAACGTAACCTTCGTGTTTGTCGCTCGCCTTACAAGGCGCGCCGCTTCGCGTTGCATTTCATCGATAACTTTTTGCGTCATCGGCTGATGCGCATATTTACGTTCAATCTCTGCAAAAATCCCGTTCATCGTTTCGCTGTCTGGTGGGATAACTTCAACGTTTAATCGTGCCATTGGTTTGTGCTGCCCTGTTTTTCTCAAAAGTCCTGATATCGGCCTTATCCCTGTTGCACTGTGCTAACGCTGACAACAACGCAACATTCAGGTTAAGGCTGGCTCCCCACGTAAACGGGTCGGGTAAATCTGGCTGGGGTGTTTCATCCGTCAGACTGGCTGGTAACGGAACGACCGGCACCGACACGTATACCGTTCGCGTATTCGTGCAACCGCTTAACTGCGCCAGAAGGAACGATACGAACAGCACAATCATCATCCGCAACAGCCACTTTGATATCTTCCTGGGTTCTCTGTGACTCCAGTGCGATCTGCTGTTTTGCATGCTGGTTAGCCTCTATAACTGTATTGATGATTTGCAGTGATTGCAGGACGTTACTGGTAATGGCTGTTGCAGATTCAGCATTTCGTACAGCCTCATCAGCACGCTCCTTTTCGTGTTGATATTTGCTGTAGTAATGCCCGGCAGACCAGATAAAAGAACCGATGACGGTAACAAAGAAGGCAACAATAACCAGCTTATATCTCAGCTTCATTTACCACCCCACCAGCTTCTTTAAATCGGGAAATCAGGTCACCGATTCTATGTTCATACTGACCGTAACCTGCACCAGGTAACGACGCCCAGATATTGCTGCAACGGTCGATTGCCTGACGAATATCGCCGCGGTCAATCATCGGTAAAGCGCCACGCTCTTTAATCTGCTGCAGCGCTACAGCATCCTGGCTTTCTGGAGAAAAATCTTTCAGACCAAGTTGCTTGCGGTAGGCATCCCACCAGCGTGAAAGAAGCTGGTAACGTCCGGCGGCTGTTGATTTGAGTTTCGGATTTAGCGTGACAAGTTTGCGAGGGTGATCGGAGTAATCAGTGAACAGTTCGCCACCAACAATAACATCATAACCGTGGTTACGTGTCGGTTGTCGCCCGTTATCCGTTCCTTCTGACCATGCCACCATATCAAGGAAAGCTTTACGCTGGGAATTAAGTGTCTGCATTAATTACTCCTTATGGGCACCGAACTTGTTACCGATGACCCTCATTGCCGCACCACGAATAGCATCAACACCAATCAGCCCCACCCCACCACCAATGGCAACAGAAAGTGATTTAGGCCATCCGACATACTCAAGCGCGGATGCAAAGGTCAGCGTCAGAGCACCACAAAGCAGAATCTCAAGCGTTTTTCGTTTCCAGCCGCCGCCACCGCCAAAATAGGCAATGCGCAAACCAGCCATAATAATTGACATAACCACTGCGCCCAGCGGCGTATCTCCACGCCACCAACTTTGTAAGAGTTCCAGTAAGTCAGGCCAGGAATGAGGGGCATTGTGCATTTTCATAAGCCTCACCTCCGAGAGTTCGGATGGTGCTAAGTGTAAGATTCAGGCTCTCAGTCTTGCTAACAAGAAGTCGAGGATGTTTCCGGAGCCTAACAACGAAAAAGCCCCGGGACATGCCGGGGCCAGATGGAGTGCCAGATTAAGCTTCTGGCGGTATATACTCGTGTTTGATATCGTTAAATCGCCAAAAGTAACAATTCAAACAAAGAGGATTTTTATGTCTGAAAAAAACAAGCCACAAGGTGAAAATAAACCTCAGCAACCCGTGGCACCAAAACCAACTCCAACACAAAGTACTGCAGACTTTGCTACACGTCGTGTTTTTGTTGGAGATTCTGCCGACTCAGTCATTGAACATATAAAAAAACAGCCGAGATAAACATCGCCGCTACCGGAGCAAGGATGGTATACATCCTTGCTTTATCGAGACTCGTGCGGATTTTCTCATTTTCCAACAGTAACTCTCTTGCTGTATCACTCAAGTCAACAAGGCGATACCTTCGTATAAGCGGCAATAACTTATCAGGTCCTAAATATCCTGCATCAGCGAATATTTTAAAGCTCGAGGGCTCCATATCCTTATATTTTTCATGATATAGATGATCAGGAGGGGCATTGATCAGGCCCCTAACCTTCACAGATAAACCAGTACATACCAAGTAAATGGCGCACCATGTCCATAGTAATGTAAATGTGGTAATTCCGGCGGTGAGAAAATCGAAATTAGTTTTCTGTGTCAGCAATAAAAAAGATGAGCCAATTCCAACAATCTGAATGTTCAGAAGTTTGTATCCATTCTCAACATTGGTTTTGTTAGAAAGATGAATCTCTCGTATCGTCTCTTCCCCTTGTTTTTCAAGATAATCGACGAGCTCATCATCTACTCCTAAAAAATAAACTTTAGGTAGTTCTCTCATCTCACCTCCACATCCTGTACTGAACACAATTTTACCAGAATGTCTCGATTCTAGGTATTCCGCCAGGAATCGCGCTTCAGAAATGAAACATCAGGTTCGCCAGTACCAGAAACAACAAAACCCGCTCAATGGCGGGTTCTGGTAAAGTTCATGCGCTTGGTTCGCCTCGCGATACAGCTTTGCGAAGCGTACTGGGATTGAAGCAGTTTATGGCTAAAATTGCAAGAACTTTTTTAAAGCTGCATCAGCCTTTCCACCAGTTTATCTCTGCGAACAACAAACCAACCATTGGCTCTCGCCAGTTCCAGCCATGACTCAAGGGAAATAACAATATCATCATCCCGCAACTGAATTGTGGAAACAGTGACACCGCCTCGCTGATAACAGAGAACTCGCGTGTCGTAACTTTTCTGGCATGAAACTGGCGCTGACGGATCCTTTTGTCTGAAATAGCAGTCTTCCAGTCTTTCGAACACATCCCACGCCTGATCGGTTTCGAGCATTTTTGCGTGGCGGGCTGCGCCGCGTTCTGTCCAGAGGATGAGGGAGCGGGTTTTTGGAGAAATTTTCACCTCATTTTGCGACTCGTTTAAAACTAGTCGCAAATTTTTGAGCTCATCACCAACAGCTTTAAAGAAGTGTTTTCCCTCAATAAATCGAGATTTATTTTTATGGTGATTCTGCTGTATACGGATTGCTTCTGTTCCGTAAAGGCGGGCGAGTAACTCAGTTGTGATTACAGGAATCTGGTTATAAGTGACAGGGGAAAGGTTTTTGACAGCAACTTGAACAGTCATAACGACCTCGCGTTTCGATAATTTTTACCTCACCACCTTCAGGTTCCAATCATCGGGTGGCGAACTGTGCAGGGTTGGAACTACCGGTCGAAACATCCGGTGCACCTTTCGGTGCCCCCACACAGCCCGCCATAAATCGCGAATGTGACTGTGCTTAGCGCATAAAAAAACCGCCAGCGCGGTATGCACCGTTTCGATATCCGGGGTTCCAATCCCGACGCCAGATTTTGCTGGCGCTTCGGAAATATAGCCCCGGATAACAGATTGAGTCAACAGACAGTTTTTAAATCCCCGGAAGAGAATGCATCACGCATCGGCAGATAGAGCATAAACTCTGCCATTTTCAACCACGCATCTATGCGATTACGGCACGTGGCGTAACACCACTCAGGGTGTGAATCATTCAGCAATTCAGCCATTTTTCGCTTAGTCATCCCACTCCCTTCATATCGTTGCTGGAGGATACAAATCAATCCTGGGTGTTCTGCCAGTACTTCGCCAATAACCCTGTCGATTATTAATGCCTCTGAATCGGTACAATGTGCCAGCCAGCTCTTTTGCTTGCCGTTAATCATACCCCGCAAAAAAGCCTCAAGTTCAGGTTTGTCCAGACCTGCTTTTTTCATCCTGCGGAGCGCCTCGTTAATTTCCGTTTTTGTCAGCTTTTTAGAGGTCAACAACTGGTTGAACATATTCCCCGTCTTACCGCCACCAATATACGACCAGCGCCCCCACATACGCAGTTTTCCCTGAATCCAGACACTTTCCAGCGTGGTGAGACGAAGGTGTTCTCCGCTTTTTCCTGTATTCGTTGGGTAAATCATAAATAACCTTCCTTTCTCCAGATTTCTTGTGTGCGAAAAACACCTTCTGCGTGCATCAGGCGTAATTCTTCTTTGGTGTAATCGCTGGTTTTTACCCGCCCGTCGATTAAATCGTGGCACGAGCTACAGGCAATCGCTGCCTGCATATCGTGTGGCTTTATCGCCGTTCCGCACGTTCCCGCCAGTCGGTAATGCGCCAGCACAGACGTTTCGGGATTGTGATTGCAGTAGCCAGGGATTCTGACCTGGCACATCTGGCCCCGCGCCGCTTTACGTAAATCCACCATTACGCAAACTCCAGCAGCTGCACGGCCACATTTTCGACTTCCTCCGGAGAGGAAAATTTACGGAACAGGATCCAGTTCCACAGCACATTCAGTACAGATTTATAAACCTGCTGAAACTCGGTTTCGTCCATGTTCGCAAATGCGATAGATTTTGCCCTGCGCCCACGACTACCATCAGGATAAATATGCTCGGTGTAAAATCCGGCCTGAATGGTTACCCACTCGCGGAAAGCGTCAAACGACTTTAGCAATGCCGTATCCCGGGTTCTGCATGTCGCAACTGTATTAAGGTATTGCTCTGCGGCATCACTCAGGGCTGGAGTGTGTTCCCGACCTACTGATTCGCACAGGTAATCAACGAAGCCTGATACCAGTTTTCGTTCGCGAGGCGTGATCGCCCCACCGACCGGAGTCCAGTAATCGAATCCCAGTTGCAGGAGTTTGAAAAAACGCTTGTGGAATGCGTAGTTACGCACACGCTTAAAGTCTGCGTGTATCCACTCACCTATTTTGATTTGATGCAAAAAATCGCAACTCTCCGGCGTCGCCGGGAGAAGTAATCCGGAAGAGGTTTGTTTGACCAGTTGTATATGCGCCATCGTAGTTCTCCGCTGGCGCAGCAGGTGCCAGTTGTTCAGGCTGGCCTGTGGATTGTAAACCAGAATACGTAAAACAAAAAACCCGCCGAAGCGGGTTAAGCGCGGGTGCGTTGAGGATGCCGACACATCAGAGGTGGCGGGAGATTACTCTCCCGCCTGGTCACTCTTACTTCTCAGATTCGTAGTCTACGAAAACAGCGACCTCCGTCTGGCCGGTTCGGATTCGTACCTCGCAGAGGTCTTTCCTCGTTACCAGTGCCGTCACTATGACGGTTAAACAGATGACGATCAGGGCGATTAACATCGCCTTTTGCTGCTTCATAGCCTGCTTCTCCTTGCCTTTCGGCACGTAAGAGGCTAACCTAGATTTGCCGTTCATAGATTGAGCCTCAGATTAATGTTAAGCGTCTTGCAGGACGCGTAATGTTAACTGGGGCTTTTCTCTATCTGCCTTTGGTGTTCATGCCTGAGGCAGATAGCCTCAAGCACCCGCAGCAATTCTACTTAAGTTAGATAAGCTTTTCTATGGTATTCTCTCAGCGTCCCGTAAATACAGTCTCGGCTCATCATTTTTATCACAGGTGCGAGGAAAATATATAGCGCCCTCCATCAAGCATAACGAAATCATGTCCTTCCTGATAATTAATCTCGCTCATTCATCGCCCCACTCATCACAATATGCTTCGACCGGAGTTTTTCCTGCTTCGTAGTCATCACGCCATGCTTCAGCATCAGCGGCACTTCCACCGCGTAACTCTGCATAGTCCATTAACAGTTCATGCCATTCTTCAAAACTGACGTTGTATTTAGTTGAACCAAAATCAGCCATTTTGTTCTTCCTCCTCATCTTTTATTTCGTGATATGAGTAATTGCAGTAGTTAAAGAAAATTTCTTTTGCTTCGTCCTGTATTTCATCTGGTGTCGCACCATCATCCACTTCGAATACATCCTCAAAATCTCCACCAGCTATTCCCGTTTCAATAATTATTCTGAACTTTCGCATTTCATTACCGCCCTTTCGGGCGGCCTCCTGATGTTCTGAGGGTGCAGAAATCCCTCCGGTTAAGGATTAAATTTTATTTACAACACTAAATTTAATTATTCAGGCGCGCGAATCTGTTCCGCACAATGCAACAATGCTTCTGTCACTTCCTTAAGCGTTACGGTATCGGCATCATCCAGTCCTGCAACTTTTGCGTGCCTGACTGCCCGTCGTCATAGCTGGCGTGCAGGGCGCTCATAACATCAGCCACGGTAACCACAATCACTGTCTGACCGTCTTTCAGCAGGCGATTCCCGATAGCTGCCGCTAAGTGATTTTTCCCGGTACCAGGTTTTCCGCTGAACGCAAAATTTGTACACCCGGTCATCAGTTCATCGGCGATGGATTTCGCCTGGCTTAACGCGTATCGCTGCCCTTCGTTCTGCACCTGGTAATTCGCAAACGAGCACTTGCGGTGCAACGGCTGGATGCCTGAGCGATTCAGAATTTTTTCCACCCGCAACTGGCGATTCAGGCGGTTGATCTCCTCGCTACGTTTCTGGCCTTCAGCAAGTTGCCACTCGCGCCACTCGTCCACTGTTCGGTATGGCGCGGTTACATGCTGCGGAGCCAGCTTACGGATGCGTTCAAGAACACCGCCTGTCGCAATATTTTTCATGCTTCGTTACCCCCTGAAGCCCGGCGGAATTTCGGTGTCCGGTTCAGAAATGTGATTCACGCAACGCTGTACAGGTGAACGCCCCAGACGAATAACCAGCTCATCCCATTTTTCGCGAAGCTTTGACGGGCTCATGACGTTTTTTACCCAGAATGGATCCCGCTGTACCCGACCAAACATTTCGCAAATTTGTCTGTGAGTTCTGCCATCCAGCATCCGCATTGTGCGCACATCATTGGCCCATGCAGTCCAGTTGGGTTCTTTCGGTCGCATGATTTCGCCATCATCGCTGGCAGCCTGCTCGTAAAGACTCACGATTCGTCCCCAGATCCACTGCGCACACGCTAAATCCTCCTGGTTGCCCCACTGGCGTTTTTTCGCACTGAACACAACCGCGTCAGGGTGTCGGGTTAAAAAATCCTGTTCAGCCGTCTGCATGTCCGGTTGCAAAGCTTCCGGACGAGAAGTGTTTTTATTCTCTGTAGTAATCTCTGTTGTATTCTCTGTAAGATCATCAGGCCATTTTGACCCGATGACATTGGGTCGTTTTGAGCCAATGGAGCGTGCCATTTTGGCCTCTTCCATCGTGTCATTTTGACCTGATGGAGCGGCGCATTTTGACCTGATGGATTCGCTCACTTTGCCACCATCTAAAAGCTCGCTCTCGTAATTAATCGTGTAAAAATTAGTCATGTCACGCTTTGATTTGTTGAGCTTTTCACAACGCAAAAGCCCCAGCGCTTTCAGACTTGCAAATGCGCGTTTTAACGTTGACTCTGACCAGAACGGGAACTGTTCCAGCCATTGTTCTGTTGTGTTATAAATCCAGCGAACACCATCACATTCCATGCCGGAACCGGTATCTCTCAACCAGTAATGCAGCTGCTGCAACACGATGGCTTCGTTCAGACCAATTTTCATCGCCAGCTGCGTGTTAATAACCAGCGGGCGTTCAGCAAAAAGAAGACTCATAACTGAATAATTTCATCTGGATCTTTGATGATGTAACCACTTGATGGCTTTCCGTATTGATATCCATAACTTATTTTATGAATCACCCCCATCTCGATAAGTTTGGCGATAGCCTGCTCAAACTCATCAAACGTACAACAACAAAAACGTCGGAATTCCTGATCTTCAAAACGCTTTTCACGCCCACCATCGCCACTCCCGGAGCAGAAAATTCTTAACATAATCAATCTCTGCAATGGAGTTTCGTACTCAAAATCAAAAACAATTCGACCTTCATTTGTAAATGTCATCGATTTTCTCCTATACCATTCTTAATGAACGACCACGGCATTTCCCGCCGGGCCACCACGATTCATCTGATTGAAACCAGCGATCGCCACTGCGACAAAATCATCAGCGTCTCTCACCAGTCGTTCCCGCGTCTCCACCAGCTCCCGAAAATAGGCTGAACTGTGGCTGCGCATTCGGGCCACCAGCAGAGGTGGCATTGCCTTTTCGATCGCCGGTAACAGCGCCTGAATTTTTTTAACCGCATCAGGGGTGTCTTTCTCCACCCAGCGGAAAATTTTCTGGGTATTACGAGCCAGGGCTTCCGGATGGCTGTCGTCATACAGTTCTGGGAACGTCATACCCAGTTCAAAATAAGCCCTGGTTATTTCAGCTGCCGGAACTTTTTCACCGTCCGGATGCGCCCAGGCATTCATCGCCATGCGGATGTGTTCATGCTTGATTTTCATGAATCAACTCCATCAGATAAGCATGCACTACAATCACCTTCAGCATGAACTACATGTGTTTGCCCCAAACGAATGCCGCTCGCATACTCAGGCCAAATAAGCTCCCAATCATGGGGTCGTAGCTCCGCCCTACTTACTTGGCCTTCCGTCGCAGATTCGATCATAAGGGCGCGGGTTGGAGATATAGCTGCTCGTCCAGACGCCATTTGCGATAAGTAAGATGGCGATACACCAAGTCTGGCCGCGAATTTCTTAGCATCACCAACCCTCAATGATTTAATAAACTCTTTTAATGTCATACCTTCCTCGGTTTAGTGTTTTTTTGCGAGTTTAGTATTTAATAAACCATTAAGTCAAGTATTTGCTTGTTTAGTGATTACTAAAGATAATTACCACATGCAAAAAAAAGAAATTCGCCGTTTACGTCTCAAGGAGTGGTTTAAAGATAAAACTCTGCCACCCAAAGAGAAGAGCTACCTATCTCAACTAATGAGTGGGAGGGCCTCGTTTGGAGAAAAGGCTGCCAGAAGAATAGAGCAAACATACGGGATGCCGGAAGGGTATCTGGATGCGGAATACGCAGAACAACCGGAAGCTTCTCCACCACATGCAGGGTTAACGTCTAATCAACTGGAATTATTGCAGATTTTTTCAGCCTTCCCTGAGGATGAGCAACGCCAGATAATCAGCGAGTTAAAGCAGAAAAAAGAATCAATGGAAGATCTCATAGCGAGATGGATTGCGGCGCAAAAATGCCGCCGCGCCTGAGTTATAAAACCGGAGGAAACATGAATAGAGCCCTTTCACCAATGGTTTCTGAATTTGAAACCATTGAACAAGAAAACAGTTACAACGAATGGCTGCGTGCGAAAGTAGCAACGAGCCTTGCAGATCCGCGCCCAGCAATTCCCCATGACGAAGTTGAGCGCAGAATGGCAGAACGCTTTGCTAAAATGCGCAAGGAACGGAGCAAGCAGTAAAATGTTACCCGTGTTATGGCTTGAAAGCGCAGATACCGACCTAGATGATATAACTAGCTATATTGCTCGTTTCGACATAGATGCGGCTGAACGCTTATGGCAGCGATTAAGGGGTTGTGTGCTGCCGTTATCCGAACATCCGTATTTATACCCACCAAGCGACAGAGTACCTGGCTTGCGTGAGATTGTAGCCCACCCTAACTATATAATTCTATACCGCGTAACAACATCAAGCGTTGAAGTAGTAAACGTGATCCACGCAAGACGCCAGTTTCCCTAACTTTCACTACCAATAGAAACATAACAACCGCAACGACTTTATCAAAAGCGTTGTGTTTGTTCGCTCCATGGTTTAGTTTTTACTTGACTTAAGTTTAATGTTTATTAAACTAAAAATACCAACCCACCCCGCCCCACAGAATGCAGGGCAATACTTCGAGTTACCAGGCAGTGGTCAGGGGTTAAGTAGCCAGCCCGAGGCGTAAGAACATGACGGCAGGGTTCAACTTTAACTATGCAGCAGGTTTTTGTTCCGCTACCCCGGCGTTAAGGGGAGAGGAAAACAATGTTCACACACGATATATATCCGTCAAAAACGGGAAGAAGCGTTCTCACTCTTGCATCCGAGCTTTCTGAGCTGGCAGCAGAGATGGCAAAAGATAAAGGCATTACACCAAAAGATGCACGTCTTGCACTGGAGCTGGCCAGCAGGGTGTCTGCTAACCCGAAAGAGACTCCAAATGATCTGATTAAAAGAATGGCTGATGCCATGAAAAAAGTCAGTGAGACCGCAAAAGATCCAAAAGTTGAAAGTGCACTGGAAGATCTGCGGGCCGTAGCAAATGCGATGATCGAGGAGATGTAACCGGCACCACAGGGTGCCAGTCGGGGAAAACTAGACAGAGCGGAATACTGGAATTTTCGACTGAGGACCATCTACTGGGCGTATGCTTTCACGTAAGCGTGCATCGAGCCTGATAGCCTCTTCCGAATGCTCAATCTTATAACCCGACGAACACCTCATTGCTTGCAATTTCACGTCCAGATCAGGAAGAACGGCAAAACTACCATGATTTGGACAATGATAAATTTTCAAAAATTCGCGCTGTCCTTCAACTAAAGTCTGCACAGAAGATGTAGCCAAACAAACAGGGCAGAGTGAAGTAATTACCATACTAAATTCCTTACTGGTTGTGTGAGAACTCCAGTATACCACCGAGCCTGAAGTGGTAAAAAGACAGGCACACAACACGAAGGCGCACGGAGGAGGTGTTTTTCCCTTAGAAGGCTTGTCGTTAAATTTCTTCGACCGTGCGCTTCCGGTTGTGGCAATCCGCGAAATGGCGCGGTGGTAAGTATGGCGGGGGTTCATGTAATCCCCACAGGAGCACCGGGTTGTCAGGTTGACCATACGCCTGAGTGACAACCCCGCTGCAACAACCCATGTTGATTACCTTTTGGCGGGTATCCGTTTTTTGTTTTCCCTTGTGATACCCGCCCTTTTTAAAGTGAATTTTGTGATGCGGTGAATGCGGCTCAGCGCACGCGGCACAGTTAAAAAGGCCAGTTGACTTCCGTATTGGTTCTTATGGGTGGGTTCTCTGTATCCGGCGTTAATTGTTAACTGGTTAACGTCACCTGGAGGCACCAGACACCGCATCAACAAAGTTCATTTGTAAAAATGGAGATAATTATGATTGCACATCACTTCGGAACTGATGAAATACCACGTCAGTGTGTGACTCCTGGCGATTATGTTCTTCATGAAGGCCGGACATATATTGCCTCGGCAAACAATATTAAAAAGCGAAAACTTTATATTCGTAACCTGACCACAAAAACATGCATTACTGACCGCATGATTAAAGTCTTCCTCGGTCGTGATGGTTTACCTGTAAAGGCGGAGTCATGGTGATGGTCAAGAAAATAAAATGTGCTTACCACCTTTGCAAAAAAGACGTTGAAGAAAGCAAAGCTATTGAAAGAATGCTCCACTTCATGCACGGGACTTTATCAAAAGACGAACCGAGAAAATATTGCAGTGAATCTTGTGCCGAAAAAGACCAGATGGCACACGAACTTTAATTAACTGACTATCCGAAACTGAATTTATGCCAGCAATGGCAGGGATTCTATCAATCTTAAAAAAGGAAACAGAAATGAGCATTATTGAATGTGAAATTGAACTTAATGTCATTAACGATTCTCTCGCCGAATTCAAATGTGGGAATACATTACATGGTTTTATTCAGATTTCCCAAAAAGAAAACGTTACGGTAATTATTGATGGCGGTTACGTTCTGGGAGCATTTGATTGTTATGTGTGTGCCATTAAAGAAGTAGCATTACTCGCAGCTCGTATTGAAGAGGCTGACAAGAAATACGGCATCAGTTATCAACGACTGAAAGAACTCTCAGGCATCGCATCATCAGTTCGTTTCTTTTATGCAATCTGAATATGAGTTGAGGTTAAAAAACAATGAGCACAAAACCACTCTTCCTGTTACGGAAAGCGAAAAAATCATCCGGTGAACCTGACGTCGTCCTGTGGGCAAGCGACGATTTTGAATCGACCTGTGCCACTCTGGACTACCTGATCGTTAAGTCAGGTAAAAAACTGAGCAGCTATTTTAAAGCTGTTGCCACGAATTTTCCTGTCGTTAATGACCTGCCCCCTGAAGGTGAGATCGATTTTACCTGGAGTGAACGCTATCAACTCAGCAAAGACTCCATGACCTGGGAACTAAAACCGGGAGCAGCGCCAGACGACGTTCACCACCAGGATAATGCTCAAGAAACCAAAGAACTGGCGGGAGGCCAGGAAGAAAACGCGCAGGCAGACGCCCACGAGGATTGCCAGGATTGCGAAGTCTCTGTAGCCACTTTGCGGTTCACACAGCGTCTTCTGCACATTTTTACGTATGCTGCCGGGGATCGGAAATACCTGCATCATGCCACCCGTGAACAACGCAAACACATTACTGCTCTTGAGATGGATCAGGAAAACAGCTATGTCCAGAATCTGCTGTTGGCCATACGCAGCATGGCAGAACCGACAACTCTGGATAATGCCGCCCTGCTCCGCCTGACTGATGCAATTAAGGCAGTGTTCTCTATCACGAAAAAACATCAGCCCTATGAATTTAAGAATTTCATTTCAGCCTGGCTGGATACCGAACACATTGATCGCGGTCTTCTGACAAAAGAATGGCGAAAAGGAAATCGTGTTTCACGCATCACGCGCACGGCTTCCGGCGCTAATGCTGGCGGCGGGAACCTCACCGATCGCGGCGAAGGTTTCGTTCACGATCTGACGTCACTGGCGCGCGACGTAGCCACTGGCGTACTGGCTCGTTCAATGGACGTGGACATTTATAACCTTCATCCGGCACACGCTAAACGTGTCGAGGAAATTATCGCTGAAAATAAACCACCCTTTTCTGTTTTCCGCGACAAATTCATCACCATGCCTGGTGGGCTGGATTATTCCCGCGCCATCGTGGTTGCGTCCGTAAAAGAAGCACCAATTGGGATCGAGGTTATCCCCGCACACGTCACTGAATATCTGAACAAAGTACTGACTGAAACTGATCATGCCAACCCTGATCCAGAAATCGTGGATATTGCCTGCGGTCGTTCCTCTGCCCCGATGCCGCAGCGTGTAACAGAAGAAGAAAAACAGGATGATGAAGAAAAACTGCAACCATCTTGCGCAATGGCAGATGAACAGGCAACGGCTGAAACAGTGGAACCGGATGCAACTGAACATCATCAGGACACGCAGTCGCTGGATGCTCAGTCACAGGTAAATTCTGTTGATGCGAAATATCAGAAACTGCGGGCAGAACTCCATGAAGCCCGGAAAAACATTCCGCCCAAAAATCCTGTCGATGCAGACAAATTACTGGCTGCCTCTCGCGGAGAATTTGTTGAAGGGATTAGCGACCCGAACGATCCGAAATGGGTTAAGGGGATCCAGACTCGCGATTCTGTGTACCAGAACCAGCCAGAAACGGAAAAAATCAGCCCGGATGCGAAACAACCTGAGCCAGTAGTGCAACAGGAACCGGAAATAGTCTGCAATGCCTGCGGTCAGACTGGCGGGGATAACTGCCCTGACTGTGGTGCGGTGATGGGCGACGCAACATACCAGGAAACATTCGGTGAAGAGAATCAGGTTGAAGCTAAGGAAAAAGATCCGGAGGAAATGGAAGGCGCTGAACATCCGCACAATGAGAATGCTGGCAGCGATCCGCATCGCGATTGCAGTGATGAAACTGGCGAAGTCGCAGATCCCGTAATCGTAGAAGACATAGAGCCAGGTATTTATTACGGAATTTCGAATGAGAATTACCACGCGGGTCCCGGTGTCAGTAAGTCTCAGCTCGATGACATTGCTGATACTCCGGCACTGTATTTGTGGCGTAAAAATGCCCCCGTGGACACTACAAAGACAAAAACGCTCGATTTAGGAACCGCTTTCCACTGCCGGGTACTTGAACCGGAAGAATTCAGTAACCGCTTTATCGTAGCACCTGAATTTAACCGCCGTACAAACGCCGGAAAAGAAGAAGAGAAAGCGTTTCTGATGGAATGCGCAAGCACAGGAAAAACGGTTATCACTGCGGAAGAAGGCCGGAAAATTGAACTCATGTATCAAAGCGTTATGGCTTTGCCGCTGGGGCAATGGCTTGTTGAAAGCGCCGGACACGCTGAATCATCAATTTACTGGGAAGATCCGGAAACAGGAATTTTGTGTCGGTGCCGTCCGGACAAAATTATTCCTGAATTTCACTGGATCATGGACGTGAAAACCACAGCGGATATTCAACGATTCAAAACGGCTTATTACGACTACCGCTATCACGTTCAGGATGCATTCTACAGTGACGGTTATGAAGCACAGTTTGGCGTGCTGCCAACTTTCGTTTTTCTGGTTGCCAGCACAACTGTTGAATGCGGACGTTACCCGGTTGAGATTTTCATGATGGGCGAAGAAGCAAAACTGGCAGGCCAGCAGGAATATCACCGCAATCTGAGGACCCTGGCTGACTGCCTGAATACCGATGAATGGCCAGCTATTAAAACGTTATCACTGCCCCGCTGGGCTAAGGAGTATGCAAATGACTAAGCAACCACCTATCGCAAAAGCCGATCTGCAAAAAACCCAGGGAAACCGTGCACCAGCAGCAGTAAAAAATAACGACGTGATCAGCTTTATTAATCAGCCATCAATGAAAGAGCAACTGGCAGCAGCTCTCCCACGCCATATGACGGCTGAACGAATGATACGTATCGCCACCACAGAAATTCGTAAGGTTCCGGCGCTAGGAAACTGTGACACCATGAGTTTTGTCAGTGCGATCGTTCAGTGTTCACAGCTCGGCCTTGAGCCAGGTAGCGCCCTCGGCCACGCATATTTACTGCCTTTTGGTAATAAAAACGAAAAGAGCGGTAAAAAGAACGTTCAGCTAATCATTGGTTATCGCGGCATGATTGATCTGGCTCGCCGTTCTGGTCAAATCGCCAGCCTGTCAGCCCGTGTTGTCCGTGAAGGTGACGAGTTTAGTTTTGAATTTGGCCTTGATGAAAAGTTAATACACCGCCCGGGAGAAAACGAAGATGCACCAGTGACCCACGTCTATGCTGTCGCAAGACTGAAAGACGGAGGGACTCAGTTTGAAGTTATGACGCGCAAACAGATTGAACTGGTGCGCAGCCAGAGTAAGGCTGGTAATAACGGGCCATGGGTAACTCACTGGGAAGAAATGGCAAAAAAAACGGCTATTCGTCGCCTGTTTAAATACCTGCCTGTCTCAATTGAAATCCAGCGTGCAGTATCAATGGATGAAAAGGAACCACTGACAATCGATCCGGCAGACTCCTCTGTATTAACCGGGGAATACAGTGTAATCGATAATTCAGAAGAATAATTCAGCCTGGCGGTGTAATGCACCGCCAACGTGAGACAGTTTTTATGACAAAAATTATGAGATATGACGATGTTAAACCATGTCCGTTTTGTGGTTGTCCATCTGTTACGGTGAAAGCAATTTCAGGATATTACCGGGCAAAATGCAACGGATGCGAATCCCGAACTGGCTATGGTGGAAGTGAAAAAGAAGCACTCGAAAGATGGAATAAACGAACTACTGGAAATAATAATGGAGGTGTTCATGTATAAAATAACTGCCACTATTGAAAAAGAAGGTGGCACTCCTACTAACTGGACAAGATATTCAAAATCTAAATTAACGAAATCAGAATGCGAAAAAATGCTCTCAGGGAAAAAAGAAGCAGGCGTGTCCAGAGAGCAGAAAGTAAAGCTGATAAATTTTAATTGCGAGAAACTTCTGTCCTCGTGAGTTGCATTATATACAAATTAGAACTTCATAGCTGATTATTAAAAATCAACCACACCCGCCAGTATTCTGTATATTTACTGGCGGTCATATCGTAAGAGGTATGGCAATGAATCTTGTGACACTCAAAACGTGGGGAAAACTCAGATATCCGGATAACCCACCATCAATATCAACGCTGAGACGATGGGCAAGGAATGGAAACATTTATCCTGCACCTGAACTACACGGGAGAAGTTACAGGGTGGTTCCGGAAGCTTTCTATATCAACCCAAATAAGGTTGATACCGATATAACACACCATCAGCCTAATGGGCGACAAGGGAGAGACAGTCCGTTACTGGAGAAGTTAAAACATGCAGCGGAAAAAATACGATCCCAATTTGCCTAAAAACTTAACATATCGAAGGAGGGACAAAGCATATTACTGGCGCAACCCTCTGACGAAAGAAGAATTTACACTAGGTAAAATTTCAAGAAGAGATGCAGTAGCGCAGGCAATTGAAGCAAATCATTATATATACAAAAACTACTCTCCTGCTGCCTTAATTGAAAAACTAAAAGGGTTCGACTCATTTACTATGGCAGACTGGATTGAACGTTACAAAACGATTCTTATAAGGAGAAAAGTGTCCAGAAATACTTATAAAATTCGGGTAAATCAACTGGAGACAATAAAAGAAAAATTAGGAGGAGTTTTACTGACAGAAATAACCACTCGCCATATTGCCGAGTTTCTTGATTTGTGGATTGAAGGAGGGAAAAACACGATGGCAGGATCAATGCGTTCTGTGTTATCTGATATGTTCCGCGAGGCCATTGTTGAAGGACGTATATCTCAAAATCCAGTAACGCCAACAAGAGCACCGAAAATAGTAGTTACAAGAGAACGGCTGAAACTAAAGACATACAACTGCATCAGGGAGGCAGCAGATCAACTTCCGACATGGTTCCCATTAGCTATGGACTTAGCCCTTGTAACAGGACAACGTCGCGAAGACATAACAAATATGCGGTTCAGTGAGATTTATGATGATCGTCTCCACATCAGGCAAATTAAGACAGGAATGATGATTGCTATCCCCCTGTCACTCAGCCTTCCTGTCGCTGGTTTACGACTTGGTACAGTAGTTGAACAGTGCCGCATGGTAAGTAGGGGGGATTATCTAATCAGTGCCGGGATTAGAAAAAACAGCCCTGACGGCAGCATTCACCCGGACGGCCTGACAAAGAAATTTGTCGCAGCCAGAAAATTAACAGGTATCCAGTTCAGTGAAAACCCACCAACTTTTCACGAGATCAGAAGTCTGGCTGGACGATTGTACAAAGAAACATGTGGGGAAGAATTTGCTCAACGTCTACTTGGCCACACATCGGAGAAGACAACAAAAATGTATCTTGATGAGAGAGAAAAAACGTACTTACTGCTCTGATTTTAACGTAAATGGATTGTTAAATGTGTTTTGGTTGTGATATAACCAAAAAAGACCGGAATACAGAAATTCGAGTAAATTTCGAGTAATTTCGGGGAGACGTTTGCAACTAATTGATTTTAAATACAATTAAAAAAAGACCGAATACGATTCCTGTATTCGGTCCAGGGAAATGGCTCTTGGGAGAGAGCCGTGCGCTAAAAGTTGGCATTAATGCAGGCTTAGTTGCCTTGCCCTTTAAGAATAGATGACGACGCCAGGTTTTCCAGTTTGCGTGCAAAATGGTCAATAAAAAGCGTGGTGGTCATCAGCTGAAATGTTAAAAACCGCCCGTTCTGGTGAAAGAACTGAGGCGGTTTTTTTATTGGAAATCAAAAGGCTATTTTAGGTAATTAACAGAGTTTTTCAGCTCGTTCTATAAACGGTGCCAGACTCATTTTTTCGCCGGGATTGTTAGGATCATCAATCTGAATCACCGAAATGGGTTGGGCATTGGTCTTCCCACTGGCAACTTCCTTTTGTGCGATATCGTTTAAAGGATACTGCACGAGGGTACTCGGATTAATAACATACAAAGCATTACCCGGTCGGCAAGTCAGCATCACCTCTTCGCGATTAAACGCCCATTTGTCTTTACCCACTTCAAAACGACTGACGGTAATCACCTGCGGTGCAGCCAGCGCCGCTGCAGAACTGGTGAGTAACAGAAACGCCAGAATACTTTTTTTCATCAT